TGATGTCACCGCTGGTAACGAAGTTGCAGGTGGCAACAACGAGGTCACCGACAGTGGAAGCGATGTCCATGCTGGTGATGATGCCTGCGAAGCTGATCGAGTCGCTACCGGTGGTGGTGCCGGTGGTGAACAGCTCGAAGGTGGCGTCTGCAGTGTCACCAGTGTTGATGACATCTTCGATGAACGCGGCTTGGCCGGTTGCATCGGGGTCGTAAACCAGCTCAACGGTGCCGGAACCGGACACCAGGCTGCCAACAAACGCACGGAAGGTGTCGCCGTGGTCGGTGACATCCAGAGTGTCTTTGGTGATGTTCAGAGTCCAGCTGCGGGTGCCAACGATGGTTGCGTTGGTCGAGCCAGCAGCGTCGAACTGGACAGCACCTTCTTCGCCGCGAAGAATTGCCATGACTAGACGATGGGGAGGTCTATATCCCGGAGTCTAACTCTTTAACTGTGGTAAATCATGGCCGACTTTGCGTTAGCCGTGGTAAGCCACACCGATGTGAGGGGTAACACTAGGTGTGCCAGAGGAAATGGCAGAAATGCGCATCCGAATGCGGTTGGAAGGCTTTCCTGTATAGAAGTAGATGTATTGACCGTCGGAGTTGATGGTTTTGCTGGTATCCAGCTCAAACCAGTCGCTGCTGCCGTTGAAGTTTGACTCAAAAGCAAGCGTAAAGTTGGCTCCACCTGTGACTGTGGCGGCAAATGTGAACTCGCTGCTGTCTGCGTGGACCTCAAAAGAGTCGTCAACCGCTGTTAAGGCAGTTGATTCGTGGTATTCGACGAGATTGGTGCCCCGGACGATGGTTGTGGCCACTACTTCTTCCTCTTTTTGGCGGTTTTGGCGGCTTTTTTGAAGTCCTTAGCCGTAGGGGCGCCCTTAGAGCCGGGTTTACGCATCTTTTCGCCCGAGCCAGCCTTGATGCGCTTGCGTTTGGCGTTGATGTTTGCGTAAAGGCCCTTTTTCTTAGGCATAACGACCTCTCAATAGCCGCATTTTAGTAAAGGCGGTAGGAAGTTTTGCCCAAAGTGCCGATTTTTGCCAAGTTGAACTGCTGGAGGCACATGTAACCGAAGGCGTCAAAGGCGTGGTCAACGCCGAGGTTCTTGTTGGGGAGGCCAGTGCCGGGGGCATAGGTCAATGTGCGAAGAGATTTGATTAGTTCGCGGCACCGAGGGTGGATAAGAGTGCGCCGAGTTCCAGCAGCGTCGAGCAGGGCGGTGTTGACGCAGGTGATCTTGTCGCGAATTTTCCAGGGAGAGCGTGGGCTGGAGACGTTGAAGCCGCTACGGCGCAAAATGTTGTGGTCCGTGAGGCCGACGCCGCTGGTTTTGCGGGCGCCACCCGTGGGGTCGGGGCAGGCGATGATGCGGCGCTCCACGCCGAAACGGCGGGTGACTTCTTCTGCGAAATCCCAGGTGGTGGCGCCACCCGTCAGCATGATTTCGTCGAACACGTAGAGGGTGTCGTCCTTGCGGACGGCGCAGATGCCCGACATGGGATCGACGTTGAAGTCCACGCCCAGAAGGACGGGGAGGACGCTGATGTCTTCGGATTCCTCGCTGATGTTGTCGTCGCTGAAGCTCACGGCTACTAGGCCGGTGAGGTTTTCAAACGACGCCTCAAATTCTTGGCGGAAAGTGCGGGCGTCGAGTTGGCTGCGGGCGGCCTCGATTTCTTCGGGCGGGACGTTGTCTCCGTCGATCGTCGTGAATTGCCAGCGGTTCCAGTCCTCGTCTCCGCTGTTGGCGTACTGCCAAAGTTCGTAGAACCAGCTGGCCGTGCCGTCGGGGGTGGAGATGAATAAGGCCCAGCCCTGTTTGTCGGCTAGGGCGGGACGGATGACCTCGAACCAGACTTCGCTCGACATGAAGGCGGCTTCGTCGAGCACCACGCCAGCCAAGCTGCGGCCACGGAGGGCCATGGCGTTTTCCGTGCCCTTTAGCTCGATTGTGGAGCCGTTTACGAGTTCGATTTTAAGGTCGGTCTCGTTTTTAGATTTGATCCAGGCTTTGGGGACCAGCTTTTTCATCACCTTCCAGGCGATGTCTTTCGCCATTCGGTAGGTGGGGGCGGCGTAGAAGAACGTTTCGCCGGGGCGTTCGATTGCTCCACGCAGAAGCTCGATACAGGAGAGATATGACTTGCCAAAACGTCTACCTGCAACGAGCACTCGGAAGCGCTTACGGCTCTTAAATACTTCGCCCTGCGCATATCGGAGGCTTAATGCTCCAGCTGCAGAAGTCATTCTGTAGTAGACGGGTACTTTCTAGGGTATTACAGGATTTCGACCCCTACCCCCCGGTAGGTGTGTAACAGAAGAAGGAATTGCGTATATACCAGCAGGTTCCCAGAGACCTGAGGTGGCCGCAGGAATCTGCAACCCTCCCCCCGGTGGGAATGATTATCAGTCCCGGATGCCTATAAGCGCGGTTTAGCGTCCGTAGATTCTCAGTGCACAAGCGTCAGCAGAAGCTCCACGCGCTACGCAGAGTTCGTAGAGGTTGCGGCTTTCGTTATTCATGCTGACGCCTGCGGCGATTGTGCCGAACAGCAGGCCGAAAGGGAGCAAGGTGCGGGCGACCATCGCGAAGATGCGGTCTTGCTCTAGTGCTTGCTTAGTCGTCATGGTGGGAAGTCTCCCGAACTTCCCGTATTGTACTACAAAACAACCGCAACGGCTACGCGGAGGGAGACGATCCGCGTTTGTCGTCGATGGTGATATTGAGCGAAGGCGCTTGGCTCGCTTCGTGCTCCTCCGTTCCCTCACCGAAGGCCCGCGCAACGCTGTCGAGCAAGTGAGCGCACACCTGAAGATTCCCGCGCTTCATCGCTTTACGGATCGCGTGCATACGCATTGCATTGACTTGGTTCAACATTTCTTCTCTTTCGCCTCTGAAGTCCTCCTTCAGTAGCTCTTGCGCTTGGGCGATGTAGTTATGTCCTTGCCGAATTGACACATTGAAGCGAGAAGCCAAAGCGGCAGCGTTGGACCTACGGGATCCACCTTCAAGCATCAAGTTGTACGCAGCAGTCACGCGCTCCTCCATCTGGGAGGCATTGATCGGCCTACCGCCACGGAATCGCTTGGATTCGTCGTTGGCCACGGTGGTGGGTTTGTCTACCTGCTGGCCGTCAACTTCCGCCACGGTTCCTGTTGCCTACTGCTTGCGCCTAGTGTAGTCTCTCCGCCAACAAAAAAGCCCCAGCGCAAGGCCAGAGCTTCGGTGATGGTGTGATGCTGGCAGGCTAGCGAGTCAGTAGAAGCACGCTGTGCCCATGGTGGAGTAGAGCGACTCAATATCGCCACCACGCTCCAGGCACTCGCTACGGCTGTAGATGTAGATGCTTGCGCCGCGGCAGTCACCTTGCCAATAGATCATCAGATCCGGGTGATCTAACAGGACTTGCTTAGCCCGTCGCATCGCCCCAGCTGCGCGGTCTGGCGTGTAGCCCAGGTCTCGCAGCGTGCCGTCTTGCATTTCCACAAAGCGACGCGGGCGACCTAGTGGCCACTGATCGGTGGGCTCGTCTCGCTGAATCTCACCGTTGGCCTCCATTGCGTCCCAAGTGTTTAGGACGTGCTCCGCATCACACAGAACGATCCAGTCCGCGTGAGTGATGCCGTAGCGCTGCTGGGCTCGGGTTGAACGTTCGATCCAGCGCTGACGTTCGGCGCCGTTGAGCTGAGAGAAGGTGGCCATGGTGATCAGTTGATCAGTACTGTGCAACAATACAGCCGCAAGCGGCCAACGGTCAAGCGGTGGGGTTGCAGTTCTCATCCACTCCCTGCAATAGCTCCATGCCGGAAGCGCCAAAGGTGTCCGCAGCGTGCCAGCGCTCTATTGCCCAGTCTCCGAACAGTTGGGCATCGCACAAGCGATCAAAGGTGCCGGACTGAAACCAGCTGACCTCTACGGTGTCGGCGTATTTGCCAGCGCGGCGGATCCATTGGTCACGAGCACGAACCACGAACAGGGGGGACTCATGGCGAGACTCTGCCAGTTGCTCCACCTCCAGCCAAGCCGTGCGGATATAGTCCGCGTCCTGGCTTCTGTTGCTCTTGTGCCAGACCACCTCCGATTTGAGGGAGGCTAGGCCGCTGACGTGCTGGACATCGCCCCAGCAAGCTGTCTCGCGCTTAACAAAGGTTTGCATTGCTCAGTTGAGCGGGTACTGCCAAACAGTACACCATGGCCCAGCAGACTGGCAAGCTTGCGCACCGTGCTAGTGTTTAA